CAAACATTCTCGCAACAAATAAAAGTAGAGGTGAATACGAAGTTACATCAGAATTAATACATAAGGCTGTTCCAGCTAGTCAATCACTGAGGCATTGGGATAATGTACCTAGAGTAGCTTTAGCTCAATCTATAAGCGCTAATAGATTAGTTTATGGTAATTATGTTCAAAATTTTAATCTATTAAATAGTTTGTGTTTTGATTATGATAAAGAAATAAAACCAATAATAAATGTAAGTATTAAATCTATTGATGCGCCTCTAAACGCTCCAGAGGGAACATCACAAGATCCATTAAATGGTGAGGATACAGCGGCTGGCTTTGCAACACCTGGGAAAACAGTTAGATCACTAAGAACATACCAAGTAGGAGTAGTATATGGGGATATATATGGTAGAGAAACCCCTGTACTAGCCGGTCACGGTGGTAGTGGTAGTTATACTATTGAAAAACCAAACTCAAGCACATTGAATAAGCTTAGCGTGAATATAGCTACGCCATCTCCTGATTTTGCTTATTATTACAAACTATTTATTAAGGAGACTACAAACGAATACTATAATTTAACTATGGATCGTTGGTATGACGCGGAAGACGGTAATATATGGCTATCGTTTGCTAGTTCAGATAGAAACAAAGTAGACATAGAAACCTCTCTTGTATTAAAAAAGAAACATAATCAAAACGTAGCTGTCACGGATCCAGCTAGATATAAAATATTAGCTATAGAAAACGAAGCCCCAGACTTTATTAAAACAAATAGAAAGTCTTTGGGTAATCTTATTAACAATGCTGGAAACACTAATATAGGTACAAGTGCCAATGGTTTCCCAGCTCCTGATAACGATAAGATATGGGTGAATGTTAACATTCAAGGATATAGTGATTTATTTGAAGGTTTAAATCCAGGAACAAATCCTGCTCACCCTGAATTTTTAAGATTAAGAAATAATGGTACTTTATACGCAAGAGTCAAATCAAGTGTTACAAACATATCGTCTGATTGGTATCAAGTTAGTGCTTACACTGCTAATGCTGGTTGGCATAAATTCAAAACAGACAAACCTTTTGGAGATGACATGGCGTTTACTTCTGCTGGAGGTGATATATCTACAGCTGTAAGTGGATTAGTTGTTGAGCTAGCTGAATTTAAAGTAGAGAATTTAAAAGAATTTGAAGGTAGATTTTTTGTAAAAATATACAAAGATTTAGTATTACAAAGTAATCTAATGGTTACGCCAGATCCCCAAGTTAGGGTTAGAATGGCTATGCAAGTTGGCTATTGGAATACAACGAAAAAAAATACACACGATGGGCCTTTTAATTTTACTAATTGGGAATCTGTAGGTCTTAATCTTCATAACGAAATAGATGGTAATGGAGCTCTTGCTAATCCTTACGACCCATGTGGTCTTGGTCATAATAGAAGAAAACTTTTTTTCAAAGCTGCCGATGGTAATTGGATAACCGGCCCTAGCAACGGTTGTTTCTCTCCATTGTGCTGCTCTGCAAATAGAGCTGTAAGATACTGGGCTGAAAAATCAACAGGAAGATTCCACATAGATAATATGTACGTTAGAGGTCACAAGGATTCTGATTGCACGGGTAGTAGTTGTTGTGATCATGATTGTAATGATATGGGTGGTTGTAATTGCGGTAGGGGAATACACAATGGTGGCGTTAGATCTATGAATGGTACACAAATGGACTTAGGGTATATTTGTAATACCGAAGAAGATAGTTACCCTTTTAACACTCAAGCTCATGCGGATTTTGCTAGTTTAATTATTACACCTGGAACCTTGTTTAGATGGAGAGAAGATCCTGAAGGCTTGATATATAGAGTTACTGGTGGTACTAATTCAAACGCTACGGGCTCTGCTACTTATGGTAGGCACCATACGTGGCATGAGTCAACAGATGAAAACCAAGGTAACAATAAAAGAAGATTAGGTGTTAATTTTGAAAGACTAGGTCAACCAGGCGTTGGTTTTGGTGGCGGCGCTGGTTATCACCCAATTGGTGGTAGAGATTGGACGAGTGTAACTGGTAGACAAGAAATGGGTTATTGGGGCGGAGCTATGATGACAAATGGTTTTACGCTAAACAACAATGGCGTTCCAACTACTGCTCAAGATCATGAGGTACCCCATCCACCAGGATATGGTCCTATAATTAATGGTACATTTCCTATAGGTC